GGGATAAAAAACCTAGCGATAGAGTAACTTATAAATGTATTAAATCAAAAGCTAACATAGAAATTTATATGGGAGAGAAGAAAATTACTTCTTTAATATTGGAATAATCATGGCTAAACAAAACGCATTACAACGAATAGACTCCCATGAAAAACTGTGTAGAATAATGCAGAAACAAACTTACGACAAAATTCATAAATTAGAAAACCAAATTAACAGAATAGAAAGTATTCTATTAGTATCTGTAGGAGCCTTGATTACAGGTATGTCATATGTTATATTTACTCTATTAACCAAATAGGGCGTTAATATTAGAATAATGAAAAAAAATTGTAATCAATGTAAGGAAGAATTCGAAGTCAAACAAGACTCAGATTTATTCTGTAGTCAGGAATGTAAGCAAGAAGCATTGGCTGAACTTGATAGTGGTAGTGATGAATGTCTCTCGTGTCAATAAAAAGAACCCAATGGCAAAATATCTAAAGGATAGACGTTATCGCCAACTTGTGATAAAAAATAAGAAAGCATATAATAGAAAAAAGAAAAATGACAGTATTCGACAAGATTAGTTTACAAGCACAAGTAGTAAATGGAAAATGTCCTTACTGTACTGAAGAAAGTATATTTGTTTCAATTTATAAAACTGTCTTTAGATGTGTTACGTGTGGTAGTGATTTAGAACAAAAAATTAATGGCAAAATTAGTTATATGCCTCACGTTACAAACAAAGATCAGATTAGTATAAAACACTTTAATGAGTAAAAAAAAGAAGGGTTTATACGGTGTAAGTAATTACGTTAAAGAAAAGCCTAGAAAAAGGCCTGGACGTCATAAAAAAAACAGAAATAAACATGAAAAAAGAATGGGTAAATTTCGTGGAAAAGGTCGAAAAGGGGGTTGACACTTATCCTCTGATATCCTATATATAAAATATGAAAGAAAAAAAGATAACCATAACAAGTAAGAATATTAGTACTAAACAATGGGCATCCTTAATATTAGAATTAAATTTAATTCGTAAATCCTGGGAGAGATATGCTAAAATAGAACTACATACACCAGGACTAAAAAAAATTATTAGTTATGGAACAAAAACAAATGATTTTCGAGAAAATTAACGAAGCCGCTGTGATGTGGAACAAAACTAAAGATCCACAATATAAGTATTTATGGTATAAATTGGTAAAGGAGTTTGCAAATGTGCAAAACATTAATAATACTAATACTACTGTTCGATGGAACGTTAGTAAAAGAGAAGTACGATTTGGCAAGACCAATGGAAGTACATGAATGTCTAATGTTTGCAGACGATCATAGGGAAGCGATAGCAACCTATAAAGAATTTGATGACCCTATCAAAAACGGCTACTATTTAAATGATGGTAGAGGAACTATCCAAGGTTTCATCTGTGAATAGAAAGAAAAATTGTGATGATAATCGTAATAAAAGATAATTTTATTGGTAAGGAAGATTGTGATTCAGTAATTAATGAATACTATAAAAATGAAGATAAAGTCATGCCTTATATGGAAAACTTTATAATACCTGTAAATACTCTTGGAAACTTAACAAAGATAATAAATAATGAAGCTAAATCAATAAATAATTCTGAAATAGATTACATAAATCTTGTAAGATGGCCAATTGGAAGTAAACAAAATTTACATTTTGATAATGCCCGATCACATACAACTCTTTCTTGTATTATTTATTTAAATGAAAATTTTAAAGGTGGACATACTTATTTGGAAGAAGGCACAATGGTTGCTCCTAAAACAGGGAGAGTTTTATTTTTTGATGGCAAATATTACAAACATGGTGTTGCAGAAGTAAAAGAATCAAATCGTTTTACAATAGCCTGTTGGTTTAAACGCACCTACTCCTAAGAGGGAAATAAAGAGTAGGTTAATTGTGGTGAAGAATTTTTCCTTACCACAATTCGGCCATATTGTCAAATTGTCTTAGAAGAAGTACATGTAAATCTAATATATATTTGATATTTATTAACTTCATTCCTTCCTATCATTTCCATCCTTTTAAAAGAATTCTCATAACCTGCCTGAAAACAATCATACATATCATTATACTGCTGAGGCCATTCATATGGAGGAAGGCATGTTCCTGAAGTAAAGCTACATATTATTAAAGTTAATATTATTTTCATCTTGACAACTCTCATTATGATCCTATATAGTCATCAGAAATAAATGAAAGGACACAATGACCGATATAACTAAATATAGGAATGTTTCGTTAACTCACGAAACATACAAGACATTGATAAGTTTGTCTAAGGTATTATTACCGGATGCAAAATTATCTATAAGTAAAACCATTGAGCAAATAGCGAATGAGAAAGCGAAGAAGTTAAATGGCAAGATTAAAAAAATATAGGGTACACAAAACAATTTGTGACGTGTGTGATGGCAATGGGTTTATTAAAATAAAAGATCCAGAAGATCCAAGAGAGGTTAATGTTCACCAGTGTTGGGAATGTGACTCAGAAGGAGAGTTTTATGTATATGAACCCAAGATGGTTACAGATAATGATGCTGATAACAATGGTCATACTACTAACAAGTTCATGCACTAGCAGTGATAAAGGAGACTATAATCCAATGACAAGTATCGTTAGATTAATATTTAATTATGGAAATTAGTATCCTGGACACAGCATACATAGCAGGGCTCTTTGATGGAGAAGGAAGTATTAATTTTACCAGACGTCCTGAAAAGAAAAAGAAACATAACGGAAAAGGGTATCGCATTTCTAATTCCATGCGAATTAGTATGGAAATTACCATGACTGATGAGCCTGTAATACGTTGGGTCCATAAAACTTTAAATGTTGGTACCGTTAATAAAAAACCTAGATCAGGTTTTAGAAAGAATGGTACTAAATATTTAATGCAATGGCGATGGAGATGTACATTTAGAGATGCTTATTATGTCGCTCGTTTACTATGGCCTTATGTTCAAGTAAAACTACATAAAGTAGAACAAATTATAGATCACTACTCACCTGACTATATATTTGATGAAAAAGTAGTGAGTTTACAACAATATAAAGAGGCAATGACATTAGAATGACAGAAAAAAACAAGTCAACAAGTCTAAGATACCAACTTTTATCGTGGGGACCATGTGTAGCTAAATTAAAAATTACAGATGAATTTAAAAATTTATTATTAAAAGAAGGAAAGGCGTCTAGTACCAAAGAGTATGACTATCAAACCAGACTAGCAGGTATTCTACAAAAAGAATTTAGGTTTAGAGATTATAATGTATTACTTCCATACGTGGATGAATTTTTAAAGCTGTATACTACAATATTTGAAAAATGGAAAGGCGTACAATTTAAACAACCTCCAAATTATTTATTAAGAGCTATGTGGATTAATTATCAAAGAAAAAATGAATTCAATCCACCTCATGATCATGCAGATGATTTATCCTTTGTAATATATTTAAAAGTACCAGAGGAAATAAACAAAGAATTTAAAGCATATAGAGGTAGAAGTTGTGGACCTGGTGGTGTTCAGTTTGTCTATGGTGATGGAAATAGACAGGCCATTACTTATCAATCACATTTTCCAGAGGAGAATGATTTATTTGTTTTTCCTGCTTGGTTAAAACATTGGGTAGCTCCTTTTAAAGCTGATGTTGAAAGAATTTCTGTGTCTGGCAATATATCATCTCAAGTCCCTCTAAATAGTTTAAAAAAAGTTGGAGACAATCAATGGCAACCACTTAAAAACGCTATTGGGGATTATGACAGCTAAAACCAAAGGTAGAAAATATGCTGGACCCAAGGGATAAATTTTTTATATTAGTGTTTACTGGGCTTGGTCTAATGATTGTCTTGAGTCTATTTATATTGATTTTTGTATTATGAGTGATAAAAATAAAGGTAGAAAATGGGATGGAAAATCAAGGGTTTCCACCGATTTATATAGAAATAGATGGGATGAAATTTTTAAAAAAAATACCGAGAAAGAAAAATTAACTGCAACTGAAAAATTAATAGACGATATAGATAGCGACCCTGACTCTTGGGTCAAGGGTTATTGGGAATGGAAAGATAATAATAAAAATAAGTTATGACAAATTGGGAGGCATCACAATCAAAAATAAATTTTAGGGATTGTCTAGGTGTTGAAATACCTAAGGATGATTACGAATTACTAAAAAAAGAATGTTGGAAAGCTAAAGAAAGAGGGGAAAAATATAATAATACTTTAGTTGGACATATGAAAGAGGAATATGAGATGGAGGATATTACTGAATCTTTTAATAAGTTTTTATTAAGTGATTGTTTAGCTAGCCCACAGATGCAAAAAAATATGAAAGAATATAATTTTTTAAATGAAGATAGACCCATTTATATTTCTGATATGTGGGTTAATTTTCAAAAAAAATATGAGTTTAATCCTCCTCATGATCATTCAGGATTATTTTCTTTTGTGGTATTTATAAATATTCCTTATGATTTAAAAGAAGAAGAAAAGTACTTTGGTGAAATAAGAAAAAAAGAAGGTGACCGCACTCAAAATCATACTTCCAAGTTTGCTTTTTTAAATACTGATTATTCTGGAAGAATCTCCTGTGATCCCCTTGATGTAGATAAAAGTTTTGAAGGTAAGATGTTATTATTTAGTGCTAAACAGATTCATCAAGTATTTCCGTTTTTCACTAGCGATGATTATAGAATTACGGTTTCTGGTAATATGAAGTTGTTAGTATGATGAAAAAAAATAATAAATATAACTATGTACAAGGCACACAGATCACGGACCAAGGATCACGGATCTATAATATTAATGGGGCTAGACTTCCAAGTGTAACTACGATATTAGGCAAAACAAAAAATCAACAATTTCTAAAAGACTGGAAGGCCAAAGTTGGAGAACAAGAAGCGGAACGAATCAAAAACCATAGTAGTAGGCGGGGAACATCCATGCATAAGTTCATCGAGTCTCATGTATCGGGTATTGGCTACGATGATCTTACAGGGATCGGACAAGAGGCGAAGCCCATGGCCAAAAAAATTATTGAAGAAGGTTTGCTTCCTGTGGAAGAGTATTACGGCTCGGAAGTCACGTTGTATTATCCTGGGTTATATGCTGGCTCTACTGACTTGGTTTGTAATCACAATGGTTTAGATACTATCATTGATTTCAAACAAGCGAATCGCCCTAAAAAGATAGAGTGGATTGAGGATTATTTTTTACAAATAGCCGCGTATTGTATGGCACATGACTACGTTTATCAATCAGAAATTAAACAAGGAATTATAATGGTCTGTACTCCTGACCTATATTACCAAGAATTCAAGTTTCAAGACGCTGATTTAAGGTCTTGGAAACATAAGTGGTTAAAGAGATTAGATATGTATCATGAATTAAAATTTGATGAAAAAGAAAGAGTTAAACCAATGAAAGCGGAGGATTTTGTTTGATTATGGAAATATGGATGATAATTGCTATAACTCTATGGACAATGGGAATGATTGAATAATGGAACGTAGAAAGCCGACTGTATATATTGCTATGCCTTGTTATGATACCATGAAGGTAGAGACGTGTGTCTCTATCCTGAATACTTACGCAGTATTTGCTAAGGCTGGAATTACTTGTACTTTTAAATCAGTTAAATCTTCTCTCGTGACTCATGCGAGAAATCTATTGACTGCAGGGTTCATGGCTAGTGATTATGATTATATGTTATGTGTTGATGCGGATGTAGAGTTTTCTCATGAAGCTGCTTTAAGAATGTTAGTACCTGAAAAAGATATTGTTGTTACTCCCTATAGATTGAAAGAGAATCCTTTACAGACTAACTATCCTGTGGAACATCTTGATCCTAATAATATAAAAATTTTACCATTTGATTTA